CAACGATTACTGCTGGATACGCTTTATGGATGATGACCTTTCACCAAGATAAAAACATCTTGGTTATTGCTACGAAACAAGAAGTAGCAAAAAACTTGGTTACGAAAGTTCGTGTTATGCACTCAAATCTACCAAGTTGGTTAAAACAACCTTGTGTGGAAGACAACAAATTAAATTTGAGATATCGTAATGGTTCTCAGATTAAAGCAGTGTCTTCTTCTGGTGAAGGTGCTCGTTCTGAGGCATTGTCATTATTGATTTTGGACGAGGCAGCATTTATTGACAAAATCGACACTATATGGACAGCAGCACAATCCACTTTAACCACAGGTGGACAATGTATTGCATTATCAACACCTAATGGTGTGGGTAATTGGTTTCATAAAACTTGGGTGGATGCCGAAGAGGGTCGTGGTATGTTTAATCCGATTAAATTGCATTGGACGGTACACCCAGATAGAAATGAAGATTGGAGAAAAGAACAAGACACATTACTTGGCCCAACTGGGGCAGCACAAGAGTGTGATTGTGACTTCTTGACTTCCGGTACTGGTGTGGTTGACGCAGTTTTATTAGAACAAATTAGAAAAAGAGATTGTTCAGAACCAGTAGAGAAAAGAGGTATTGATAGTAATTGTTGGATTTGGGAACCACCAAATTATTCAAAAGATTATATTGTGTGTGCTGATGTCGGTAGAGGAGATTCAGCAGACTATTCTGCTTTTCACGTGATTGAGTTGGAAACCTTAACACAAGTAGCAGAATACAAAGGTCGTATCAATACAAAAGATTTTGGTAATATGTTGGTTAGTGTAGCAACAGAATACAATGATGCTTTACTAATTATTGAAAACAACAATATTGGTTGGGCAACAATCCAACAAGTAATAGATAGGGATTATCCTAATTTATTTTACACAAGTAAAGACTTACAATATGTTGATGTTCAACACCAAATGAACAACAAAATCAACAGACAAGAAAGAAATATGGTTGCTGGTTTTTCAACGACTTCTAAGACCAGACCACTAATTATTAGTAAGTTAGAAGAATTTTTTAGAGAGGATAGTGTGATAGTTCGTTCTAATCGTTTGATTGATGAACTATTGACTTTCGTCTATATAAATAATAGAGCAGAAGCAATGACCGGATACAATGATGATTTGGTTATGTCTTTTGCTATTGGACTTTGGGTTCGTGATACTGCATTAAGACTACGAACACAAGGTGTAGAACTAACAAAGAAAACTCTCAGTCGTATGATGGACAACGAGGGTTTATACACACCTAACGATAATAAAAACGATAGTTGGGAGTGGGACACAGGAAAAGAAAAAGAGTCATTAGATTGGCTCTTGTAAAGTGAGGATATTATGGCAGATACAACATTATTTGGAAGATTACAACGATTATTCAGTACAAATGTAATTGTTCGTAATGTCGGTGGTAAAAAACTAAAAATCGCCGATACAGACCAAGTTCAAAAACAGGTTAAATCACATTTAGTTGACAGGTATACAAAACTACACAACAACTTAGATTTAGTTGGAACAGGTTATTCAACCGTACATCAAATAATGGCAGCAAGATTAGCATTATTTAAAGATTATGAATCAATGGATTCAGACCCAATCATTTCATCAGCATTGGACATTTATTCAGATGAATCCACAATGAAAGGTGAATATGGTCAAGTCATTACGATTAAATCAGAAAATGAAAACATTAAAGAAATTCTACATAATTTGTTTTACGACATTATGAATGTTGAATTTAATTTATGGCCTTGGGTTCGTAATATGGTTAAGTATGGAGACTTCTTTTTACACTTAGATATTAATGAAAAGTATGGTATTACTAATGTAGTTCCGTTATCACCTTATGAAGTCGTAAGAGCAGAGGGAGAAGACCCAGAAAATCCTTACTATACTAAGTTCTACTTAGAATCAATTGAGGGAGCAAACCAACAATTCGGACAAAGAGCAAAGAATGGTAAAAAAATAGAATTTGAAAACTTTCAAATCGCACACTTCCGTTTAGCAAACGATAGTAATTTCTTACCTTACGGAAAGTCTATGATTGAATCTACAAGAAAGATTTGGAAACAATTAACACTTATGGAAGACGCTATGTTGATTCACAGAATTATGAGAGCACCTTCCAAAAGAGTATTCAAGATTGATATTGGTAATATACCACCAGCAGAAGTTGACAATTATATGCAAAGAATTATCAACAAAATGAAGAAAACACCATTTATAGACGAGTCCACAGGTGAGTATAATTTAAAATACAATATACAAAACCTAACAGAAGACTTCTTTATGCCAGTTCGTGGTGGAGATTCCGGAACTGAAATAAATGAATTGGGTGGTATTGATTATGATTCAACCGAAGACATTGAATATTTGAAAAACAAATTATTAGCATCACTAAGAGTACCGAAAGCATTCTTAGGATTTGATGAAAATGTCGGTGGTAAAGCAACCTTAGCAGCAGAAGATGTAAGATTCGCAAGAACCATTGAAAGAATACAAAGAATTATCGTATCAGAACTAACAAAAATCGCAGTTGTTCACTTGTATTCACAAGGATACACCGACGAAGACTTGGTAAACTTTGAATTAGAATTAGCAAGTCCTTCAACAATGTATGAACAAGAAAAGATTGAATTATGGGGACAAAAAGTTTCATTAGCTCGTGATATGATTAGTGATAAAATTTTACCTTATCAATGGATTTATGATAATATATTTAATTTCTCAGATGATGAAAAAGTTGATATTCAACAACAGATTATCAATGACCAGAAAGAAAAATTCAGACACTCACAAATCGAAATGGAAGGTAATGACCCAATGGCTTCAGGAGAGTCAATCGGAACACCAAGTGATATGGCAGCCGTGGGTATCGGACAAGACGATGCTCAAACACCACCGGATACCGTAGCAGGTTCTATATTTGACCCTTTTGATGATGGAGAAGATGATAGACCAGAAGACCAACAAGGTGGTCGTCCACAAGAAATGAACAAACCATTCAAAGATAGTGGAGCAAG